ACGTTATGTATTTTCATATCTTGTATTCTAGGTGAATTACCATCTGATATGTATTTTATAGTTATTGTTCTACCTGACATAGAACTATCAAAACCAAACTGACCATTTGCTTCGTCTACTACAAAAACACCGTTATAGTTATTTGTTTCTGGATTTGAACCAACTCTAGCAGAAGATCTATGATATATATTATGTAAATAATGTGAAAATAAATAATAATCATCTGAGTTTGTTTTACCAGACATTCTGTCTAGTGCAAAATCACTTGTAAATCTTTGTTCTGTTACACTAGGCGTACCTTGTAGTGTTCCACCATCTTCATCAAATAAATATTCAGCTTGATCATCTTGTAATATTGATTCACTTGGTCTTGATGTATATCTTGCTGGAAAAACAGGGTGTTCAACTCCAGCTGTATCTACCCAAGATATTCTTACATAGTTTACATAATCTTGTGGCATAGGAACTGTTAGCGAAGGTGGAACGTCAACTTCTTGTATGTTTTCTACTCTTGATACTTCGTAAGCAAACTCTTGTATACCTCTTCTTGCATGAAAAACTACATCTGTTTTATTAACATTATTTAATACTTTACCATCACCTGTATAACCATACATAAAGTTATTAACTATATTAGCTAAACTTACATATCTATAATCACCTAAAGATCTGTCTATAAATTCAACTACAACTGTTGCTCCTTCTGCAGGTAAACTAGAAGCTATAGTTATTCTACCAGGATTTGATCCTGTAGCTGTGTAACTATAAGTACTTCTGTTTATTTCTGTACCGTTTACATAAATTATAAAATCAGTTTCAGCGCTAGGCAGTCTAGTAACAGTAAGATCATATATACCAGTTGAAGCTTGTGAAGCTGTAGTAGTAAATGTTTGACTAACGTTATAATATTGCTCTGCAGTTGTTGTTCCTAATAAACTCATAATTTTTTATTGTTGTGATTTAGACATTGTTCCAGCTTGACCTAATTGTACAGCTTGTTGTAATACAGCTGGGTCTTTTATAGTAAGACCAGCGTATCCTAATATGCTTATTACTAATTCAGTTTCATGTGAAGGATGTAAAGTAAAATCTACTGAACCTTCTGTACTACTACTGTATAAATCTTGAGCTCTTAATGTTAAGACAACATCATTAGCACCAAGCCAAGCATTGTCAAAAGCTGAAACTGTTATTGTATCTGATATACTAAAACCAGAGCCAGCGCTTGTTACGTTTACAGCTGATATTGTGCTATTAGAAACTGTAAGTGTAATTCCTACACCTGTTCCACTACCACTTGTAGTTACCCCACTAGTACCAATAACTATTGGATATTCACCATCTGTTAAACCTACAGTATCATTTGTTGATACTATTGCTATTGTTTTAGTACCTAGTATTACACCACCTTCAACAAAAGGGTTTGAATCGTAAATATCTACTCCATAAGTTGAATCTGTTGTATAACCCCATCTTGGATTTGTAGGCTCTTGTATATATTGTAATCTAACAGCACCTAAGGCCCATGAGCCATCTGTTGCTGCAGGTTCTACTACAAAATCTGTTTCTCTTTGATAATACACTGGAAATAGTGTTGATGGAGCGGTTAATGGTGAAGATTTTAAATAAGGTATTCTATTTTTATTTACTTTTTCTATTTTAACAGTTTGATCTGTCACTGTTAAGTCAATGACTTTATACAAGTCTAACGGAAATGTTCCAACGCCAGCACTTGATAGTGTTATATCTGTATAAGCGTAAAACTCATCTAGTTGTTCTTGTATTTTAGCTGGTATATCAGCTAAACCTTCATTTATACGATTAAAATTATCTAAATTTAAAAATTTATTATAATCATAAAACAGTTTTTCTAACAACTCTCTTTGAGATTGAGTCGCTATATTATTATACTCGTATGGAGTTAAATAACCTCTTTGCTCTTTATTTAATACTGATAAAACAGTTTTGTATACTCTGTTTATGTTAATCGCCATATTTTCTTTTATTTATAGTAAGTAGTCACCTCATAGAGATGACTACCTCTATAAAGTTTTTTATTTTAGTTTTTTCTCAACTGATTGATAGACTTCAATACCATCATCTGTTTTAAACCACGCAGCTAATGCTGAGTATGGATTTTCATCAAAAGGTACTGTTAATAACTTTCTATCATTGCTTGCCCACGTAAATGTTCTTTGATCTTGTGAAAGCTTAATAATTCCTTGTTCAACTGATTTAATACCCATATTTCTGATATTGATATTTTCATCATTAACAAGTTCTAAGAACAATACTGGGTTTTCTTGTGCAAAGATCATTAAGTCTCTTTTAAGCTCCTTAGAAGCCATCTTAACAACTCTATCGCCAACCTCTGTTCTCATTATTGCTTCAGCTCTATCAATATCCAGATTTTTAGCAGCATTCATAGCTTCTAATTGAAGCTCTAATACATCAATATCAGCTTCTGCCTCTTTTTCTGCATTAAATTCGCTGAATATTTTGTTTCTGTCTGGGTGATATAAAGATAAAAACTTTTGTAATTGTACTTGTTCTTTTTCAACGAATAATTGTCCGTTTCTAAATACAATATGACCAAGCCTTTGAGGGCCTTTCATTTCATCAACAAAAATAGTTTGTTGATTTCTACAATATTTTATTTCTCTTTCGTATCCTACGTTTTCATCAAAATAAAATAAATTTTTTGACTTCATAATATAAACTGGAGGAACTCTGTCTAATTCCAACTCATATAATCTGTCTTTAATTATCCAACCTGGTTTTACAGGTTGTACTTGTGGCTTTTCAGCCTTCTTTTTTGTTTTTTCCATGATATAATATAATAAAAATTAATAAAATAAAAGCCGAGGGAGCCGAAGCTCCCTTTGCTTTTAATAGTGTTATTACTTAAGTAATACGAAGTTATTCGCAGCTTGAGTAACTAAACATCTTTCAGATAGATAATGGATTTCCATTTTATCAATGCTTGAACTAGTAGCTCCACCTACAGAACCAGTAACCCAAGATTTTAGTTTTCTATCATCAGCTTGTCCAGCTCTATATCTAACGTGTAAGAATGGTCTTCTAACGTTAGCTCCTACTTGCTGATCGTATACTGAAGAAGTACCAGCTGGTATAATAATACCTTTGACACCACCAACGTGACCTCTTGTAGAGGCATCGTTTAAGTATTTCCAATCAGTTTTATAGAAGTCATAAGAACCTCTTCTAAAGCCAGAGAATCCAAGATTTAATGCCATATCTTTGCTGTTTTCAAAAACACCGAATGATGAACCACCATCGAAGTTTGCGTTCAGCTGACCTAACATGTCATCAAAGATTAAATTACCAGCTCTATTTAAGTAAAGCATATTTTCTTCAATAGCACCTTGCTTATCTAATTCAGCTAATAATAAATCGAAATCTGCTAATGCATCAGACGCGTTATCAACTAAGTTAGTAGCTATAATACCTCTAGCTTCAACCGCTGCAAATAAACCTTCAGATCCTTCAGGAGCTTCGTGTCCAGCTGCAGTTGTCATACCAGAAAATACGTTAGTACCAGAAGCATTTTCTGCTTCAACCATAGACATCTCTAAGTAATCATTGAATCTTGTTCTAATATCACCAGAAGATTTTAGATACCATAAGTATCCACCTTGTCCTGATTCACCAGAAACTTCAACCCAGCCGATTTGCGCTGTGTCTGATCCGTTGATTTCAAAGTGATCTTTTAAGATCATTGGTCTATTTGTAAAAGTCTTGAACCCAGGCTCGATTGAACCAACCATTGAGTCTTGACCTTTTGCAAATTCAGAACCGTATACAAAGAACTTGATAACTTGGTTGTCATCAGCAGCAACACCAGATACGTTAGTAACGTGTTGTCCTGTATAAGGTCTAATAACTAGTTGTGAAGTTGAATCGTCAACACCAGCAGTACATATTGCTTTGAATACTACACCACCTATTTCACAAACTAATGTTGCACCTCTTCGAACAGCGTGAGCTTCAGTAGCACCCGTGTCGATGTTAGTGATTGTGTCAATTGTTCCGTTTGCAGGATTAATTTGACCGTTATAAGCTAAATGTAATCTACCTTGCTCAGACCAAATAACTTGATCAGATTGTAAAGGCATTTCAGCACTTAGCATAGATAAAAAGCCAGAGATGGTTCTATTACCATATCTGTCTACTTCCTGCTCATATAATTCAGGAAGATATTGTTGAGCCCAGCCATTGTTTTGAATGTCGAGGTAATTCTGAGCCAGCGTCATCTGAGAATATGCTGGAGAAAGTACCGCCGCATTAGCAGGACCCGAAAAACTTACCGTTGCCATAATTTTTAATTTTTAATGTTAGTTTAATAATTTTTAAGTTTGAATTTTTGGCTTGAACTTGTATCGCCGCTTACAACTTTAAATTTTTGACCACCGACATCAACATTACCATCAGGACTTTTTCTTCCAGTTAAATTTATATTTTTAGCTTCAGAAGACATAGTCTTAATAGCATCTGCTTTGCCTTGTTCATAAAAATGAGTTGCTAAAGCGTCAGCGTTTCTTGCAGCAAACAACGATTTGTGATAACCCGCAGCATCAGAAAGTAAATTATCTTTACTAATATATTTGTCAAAAACTTTTAACACATTGCTTTGAGCTGTCTTTGTTTCCTGCACATCTTTAACGTTGTAACGATATTTTTTGTCCCCAACTTGAAAATCAAAACCTTTGAAATTTTCATTAAAAACTTTTTCAGTTTCTTTGTTAAAGTGTTTTTGTTGTTTTGCGTTTAGTTCGCTTGCCTCTTTATCTTGCTCATTATAACGATTGAAAAAATCTACAGCTTTTTGTTGCTCTTTAGTCAATCTTGAACCTAACTTAAGTTCTTGATAGTATTTACCCTTCAGAGTTTCCAAATGCTGTTTAGCGTTTGCAACCGCTTCTTTATAAGCAAGCTTCTTTCTTTTTACGTCCCTTGGCTCATCTGTTTCTTCGTCATAACTAAAGTTATCTTCAAGTATAAAGTTAACTTCTTCAGAAGATAAATGAGGTTTCGTAGATTTGTAGTACTCTCTTAAAAGTGCTTCATTATCTACATTTGAGTAATCCGCGTTGAGTCGAACGTAGTCCTCTAGCGTTCCACCAGTCTCATTCATAAACTCTACAAGTTTCTCAATGTTTTCTGGTAGCTCCACTTCTGGAGTTTTTTCTTCTATTTCTTCTTCAACCTCCTCTTCTACTTCTTCAGTAGGTTCAGGTTGCGTTTCTTCTTCTGTTATTTCTTGTAAAACAGGAGTTTCTTCAGTTTCTTCAACTTTTTCCTCTTGTTTTTCTTCTTTAACAGGTTCTTCTACTTTTTCTTCAGTAGCTTGTTCTGATTTAGGTGGTTTTGTTAAATCCACCTTATAGATACCGTCTTCATTTTTAGCGGTTTCTTTTGGTTGTTCTTTAGCTTCTACTACTTTAGCGTCAGCTACTTGTTCAACAACCTCTTCTTGTTGTTTTTCATTTGCCATAATATAATATTATAAAATTGTTAAAAATAATTATTTCTTAGCGTAATATGCTAAAATTGTTCCACCAGCTAAATCTATTTCGGTATATCTACCATAAATAGTTGCTCCAGCAGGAAACGTCGTGTTTGAGTTTGTAATCTGTACACCACCAGATCCTTCAGCAGCTGTTATATCAGCTTCTGCTAAATCACCAGCAGCATCTTCTGTGTTTGCAAACTGTGTTGCTGTTTCTGCAACTAACCCACCACTAGCATCAAATGAAGCCTGCGTTAAAACAGTAAACGCAACAAATACATGTCCGAGTGGAGGTTTAATAGCATCACTACTTGCAGCAGTGAATACTGATCCGGCTATATTACCCGGAAACTCTTTAATTCTATATCCCATAGTTTTTAATTTTTATCTTGGTTCAAATTGTTCTAAGTCAAAACCTCCTAAGTTATCCATGCCTCTCGACTCAAATTGTTTAGATGGTAGATCTTTTTTTCTTTGTTCTATTAATTTTGATTGTTGAGAAGCTTGTATTCTAGTTCTTTCATCTTTACGATCTTCTTTCATCTTCTCTTTATCTTTAATTACACTACTTTCAGCGTTTTTAAGCTGCATATTTAATTGAAACTCTTTTTCCATTAAATCAAACTTAATTGCAGCTTCTTTTTCCATTTTCTTAATATCAAACTCTAACTGTGCTTGATTAATACTAATTTTTGTTTGAGCTAGCGCTTGTTCCTTTTGCATCTCTGCTTCTGCAGCTGCTTGAGCGGACTGAGCGTTAGACTGTGATTGTGCTTCAATGTTTTGTTGCTGCATTGCTTGATCTTGCTCTAATTTCTTTCTTTTTCTTACTTTTAACAACTGATTAGCTAATTTTAAATTACTAACTTCACGTATATCAATAGCATCTTCTAAATTTATAGCTTGTTGTTGTAATGCCATTTGTATATTGTTTTCAAGCACTTGTTTTTCTTCTTCATCAGGAGCTAATTCTAAGAATATACCAAAATCATGTAAGTGTAAGTTTTTAACATCATTTAAAGTACCTACGTTAAACCTACCCAATGATAACACAAATTGATTTCTAGTATTAGAATATTCTAAAACATCTGATATTCTAAGTGAAACCGCTTCAGCTGTTTTTAAAGCTAAGAAAACACCAGCTTGTAAAACATGCCTTGTTGCTGTGTTACTATTTGCAGCTGCAAGCTTTTGTAATCCAACTAATGATTGTTTATCTGGCATACTACCGTCTCTAGCCTCATTTAAACCAGTAACATCACGCATCATTTGTAAATAATAATTATACGACTGTATTAAACTATTAATTTTACCTTGACCTCCACTTGACTGTAATTCTTGTATTGGCATACGACCATTATTAAAATCACCATCTTGATTCATTGATCTACCAATAACACTACCAGTCTGAAAATACATATTTAGTGCTTCTTGAGGATTATAATTAGTACCGTTACCTAAATCTATTTCAGCTAAACCATCTGCATCAAGATATACACCATCTGGTACTACTCTTGACATTACTTGCTGTAATTTTAAATGAGTTATTTGTATCATATCAGCAAAACTAATCATTCTGCTAACTAGAGACTCAGGTCTACCTTTATATATTCTAGGAGCTGTTATATTATAACTCATTGCTACCTTTGTAATATCTG